CTACAGAAATAAAAGAAGTACAGTTATAAATTTTGAAAAAGTATCTAGAGCAGAGGCACTAAGAACTATTGAAATAATTCGTATAAATACTTTACGTGCTGAAGCAGAAAAAGCAAATATATTTAAAAGAACAATCCTTAACATGAGAGCAGAGTATGCAACTCTAAGAGGTACTCATGGTAAAACAATGGCTTTTATGACTACTACTGCAAGAGCTGCCGGTAGAGCAATGACAACTGCACTTAAATTTGCAGGTTACATTGGAATTATACTAACTCTTGTTGGAGTTTTAAAACAACTTTATGATACCTACCTTGGAGGAGATAAAGCCACAAATGACTTTAAAGGCAGACAAAAAGCAATTACCAAAACTTTAGAAGAACAAAATAAAGTAATTTTAGACTTACAGAAAAATGCAAAAGAAACAACAACAGCCTTAGAAAAATTTGCTCAGAAAGCAAAAATATTTAGTAATTTTAGTTTTATGGGAGCAGGTACTAATTTTGGAGAAGCAGAAAAAGGTCCATTACAGTTCTCTGA